CTTAATACAGGACGCATAATGCTACAACAACGTAGCAAGGAAGTTTCACATCCTCTTACTTGGAGTTTTTGGGGAGGTAAAAGTGAACACAATGAACGTCCAGTAGAAACATTGTTACGTGAATGTGAAGAAGAAATGGGTAAACTGCCAAGTTTAGAAAAAGTTTATCCTATACATACATTTTTAAGTGAAGATAAAAAGTTTACATATCATACATATGTTATTACAGTGTATGAAGAATTCATTCCTAACACAAACGGAGAAAGTGCCGGATACGCATGGGTTGAACTAAATGGTTGGCCAAAGCCTTTACATAGAGGCGCACGTGTTGTATTAGAAAAACCTGATATGATTGATAAGATTAAAACTATTTGGGATAATGCAAAGGATTCAGAAGACTTATCAAACTGGTTAGATAGTTTTTAAAAACTGCTATCAATTGCAGAGCGTATCCATGTATCTGTAGCAACACAGATATAAACATATGACGCATCGTATGCTATTTGCCCTTTAGTGCCTGTGTCAGTACTACTACTAGGTACTGTTGTTGTAACACTTGCAACACTACCTGTTCCGACAAAACTTCCAGTTACTTCTACATTACCTGTTTTAGTAATATCAACAACAGGTGTGCCATTATTTGTTATTTGTACACCAGTTGCGTTTTGTTCAAGTTCTATGTTGAAACGGTTTGCTGTTCTATCATAAAACATTTTCACATCATTAGCATCACCGAACTCTAATGTTACACTATCTGCAATTAGTTTCTTAGAAAATAATGTTGTATCTATTGGTGTAAAAGTAAATTGTCCTTTATTTAAACCACTGCCAGCATAAGTTAAATTACCATTCGGATAGTTTACAGAATCAGGTGCTTGAACGATAAGTGTTAAGTCTCCATATCCTAATACACCTCCTGTTGCTGTACTTGCATTATCTGTTGCAGGTTGCCATAATCCAGTGGTACTATTATATTTTAGTACTTGTCCTTCGCCAGGCATTGTATTATCTACATTTGTCAGATCTCCTAAGTCTACAGGTATAGTAGGTGTGTTTAGTAAATCGCTATAATCACCTGTGCTTGAAACAGTTGCAAGTGTAGGTTTGTTTAATAAATCTCCGTAATCACCACTAAGTGCAACTGCACTTAAACTAGAAACATGTGTATTGAAACTGTTAGTTAGTGTTGTTAGCCCAGACTGTGTTGCATAAGAACTTAGATCTGGAGGTGTATAACTGAATATGCCAGTTGTATTATCGTAAGTTAAATTTGATGTGCCTACAGAATTTACTGTAACACTGAGATCGGTAAGTCCAAGTACATTAGTGTTCACACTACTTACAATACCAGGTGCAAGCGGAACCCACACACTGTTACTATACATATATAGATTTAAACTGTCGCTGTCAACCCATAAATCACCTTCTTTTACACCACTAGTAGGAACAGTTGCACTTGTTACAATAGCAGTTGCTATGCGTTTATCAGGATCGACATTATTTGGATCTACAATATAAGCATCTGTTGATATGTTTATTGTTTCAACATTTATAGTAGTAGACTCTAGTTCGTTTACAATAAAATCTCCAACATTGCCACTAGCAACGTCATTTGTGATTGTAGCATCTGGTATCATTGTAAACTTTTGTGCACTGTCATCCCATCCGAAAAATCCAGTCTTAGCACTAGTACCATCATGATATTCAAATGCTACGCCTCTATCTTTATTATCATCAACAGTAAGAGGAGTACCATCTGCATTGCCACCAATAAACATAACAGGGTCAACAATACTAGTTGTTGTACTGTTTACAGTTGTGGTTGTACCTTGTACAGTTAAGTCTCCAGATATAGTAGCATTGCCGCCTATACTTACATCGCCACTATATGTAGCGTCTACAGCATCAGTTATTGTTCCATTGGTAATAGATAGTGTGCCGTCTGTTACAGTACCGCCTGTTATAGTTCCTGTTACAACGGCTGTTGCGCCAGTTATGTTACCATTACTAATTGTCAGTACACCATCAGTAAATGCATTTGCAGTAATAGTATTGCTTGCTATTATACCAACTACTCCAGAGATACTTCCAGAACTAATAGTAAGAGTTCCGTCTGTTATAGTGCCGCCGTTTACATTTCCAGTTAAATCTCCAGTTACATTACCTGTTAAATTTCCAGTTACATTACCTGTTACATTACCTGTTAGATTTCCAGTAACATCACCTGTTAAGTTTCCTGCAAATGTACTAGACAGTGTAGTTCCATCAAATGTTAAGTTGGCACTATCTTGTAATTCGCCACTTGTGCCAGAATACACAACACGAGTATCTGTTAAGTCTGTTATGCTTGCACTTGCTAGTGTAGCAGATACAGTAACATCTAGTGTATTACTAATTTCAACATCTGCTACTGTAATTTTACTAGTATCAAATGCAGTACTATCAAGTGTTGCACTTAATGCATTAGCAGTATAAAAGTAAATTGTATCTTCATCTGATCCGGTAGCAGTTTCATATTTAATGTAAGTATCTTTATCTAAGTCGCTACCGTTTAAATCAGTCCAATTTGAACCATCTGATATTTCAATTCCACGTGTTGAAGTATTATATCTTAACTGCCCAGGAATATTAATATTTGGTCTTTGACTAGAATTGCCGACGGGTATAACTAGAGCACCGGTCCCTGTTATTGTTAATATGTTAGAAGATGTACTAATTCCATCTCTACTATGATTTAAATTAATCGACATTATACTCTTTCTAAGTTAATATTCTTATTTGTGCTGAACTATTAAACGGATTAAACATGAATTTTTCTTCACCGCCGTAAATACTTCTAGTGTCATTATAATTAGCATCGCCTGTACCTAAATACATGACATTATTTGTACATTTACTTAACATAAAACTTTTTAGTTGTTGTGGTGTTGCATGTGGATTTAGCTGTAACATCAATGCACCTAGTCCGCACACTTGCGGAGATGCCATACTAGTTCCTGAAATATTAGCAATTTTATAAGATTCATTTAACGGATAATTTCCTCCGTTCATTTCATTTATCGAACTAGTTGTACTCATTATATCTGTTCCGGGCGCATAAATGTTAACACCTGACCCAGAACAACTCGAACTTGCTTTTTGTTCGAGTCCTGAAGAATGCACGTCACTATCTATGTTTCCAACAATAAATGCTTCGTCGTCATATGGGCTACTACCACGATGATAATATTCGTTATAACCTCTGCCAAAGTTTGCATTATTATCATAGTCAACTCCGCCTGCTGCTTCTATCTTATAATAACTGTTTCCTGCAGCAATACAAATATGGATACCTTCGTCAATCATTTCTTGTACATCTGCATCAACACTTGCTACTCTAACTGGAATACGTCTTCCGAAAAAACTAACAGGAGGAACAATTCCAGTTTCATGCCATAATTCTGTTGAACTATTGTGAGTAGGATCTGAATAGTTCCAACTTGAACCTCTATAAGTACCAGTCGATGGTGTACTTCTATATCCGCCATATCCCCAACTCATGTTGACAATTGTAGGTCTTTTATAACCTGTTGCAGGATTTACAGGTTTATTTCGATGCCACAACTTGATTACATCAAAACAATCAGATACAGGTATTCCATTACCCGGATCTGAACTTCCTTGTAGTCCGTCAACTTTAACAGCATAAATTCTAGCATCCTTTGCCCAACCATAAGTTTTACCTACTGCTATGCCCGCACAGTGTGTTCCATGACCGTGGTAATCTGTATAATGTCCGGATGGCATTGTTCCTGGTATTCCACTTTCTGCGTACCAATCGATTTCTTGTACTCTATTATTTCCATTTTCATCATAAAATTCCGGATGATCGGCTTGTATGCCACTGTCTTGAATTACAACGTCAACACCTTCTCCGTTTAAATTATAACTATATTCTCCAGTATTCTCTGTTGTTGCACTACCGTAAGGATTAGACTCACTAATACAACGTCTAAGGCCCCAGTTAACAAAGTCGCCGCTATCACTAGTTGTTTTAGTAAAATTTCCTGTTTGTACTGCATCAAAACCCATGTCAATATCATCACGTTGATCAGGAGGAATTTCAACTCCGTAAACTCTCGGATCATTACGTAATACGTTAGCTTCATCATCTGATAATTTATAATGACAAGAACGCAAGCTACCTGGACGACTGTTTAATATATCAACACGTCTAGTAGGAACAAATCCATCATCTTCACTAGCATTTTCGATTTGATCCCAAAATGCATCATAATCTACACCTCTATTTAAAATTACAATATATTCACGCTCACTCATTGTATTTCCTTATGTTGTTCCGTATATTGTTCCAGAATTACTTAATGTATAAGTATTACCACTATCATTTATTGCTGCGCCTCCGGAACCTCCTGTTGTACTATTCAGAGCTCCTGTGCCTGGTCCGCCGCCTGCTGCTCCCCAGCCTCCGCCGCCTGCGCCAATGGTATAAGTCGTTGCGCCTAATAATTCTTCAGCACCATCTCCGCCTGGGTTTCCACCACCGCCACCATCTGTAGCATTTGAAAAGCCCGATGTTGACAATGAACCTGCTACACCTGGTAAGATTCTACCTCCACCTTGGCCGCCTCCAGCGCCGCCTGCGCCTGCTGCAGTTACTCCACCAAAGTTAGTACCGCCTACTGCACCTACTGTACCTCCAGTTGCTCCTACAGGTCCATCTGCGGTGCCGCCTGCACCGCCTCCTGCACCGCCGCCGCCAGCAGAAGTACCATCTGTTTGTGTTCTTTCTGCACCTCCGCCGCCTCCTCCGGCAATAAATGCACCAGTTTCATTTAGAATAGTAACATTAGAAATACTAGAATTAATTTTAATAGCAGGACCGCCATTTTCAGCAACACTAGTATCTCCGCCTCGACCACCTTTGCCTATAACTTTACCGTTATTGATAATAGTACACGGAATGTCAACTGTCATTGCTGCTACACTAATATTATCTGACCAAATCCACCAGTCAGATGGTACGAATAAAGTTTCGCCAGAATTAATAAAATCACTTACTATTATTTCTTGTAGTGACGGATTTCCATTAATCATTGTAGGAGTAGCAACTGTTGCTAAATTAGTGCCTATTGATCCCCATATTGTACCATTATTAGTTAATGATGTAACACTTCCGTCAATTGCAGCACCGCCTGTGCCTCCATTATTACCACCTTGGGCAGCCCAGCCACCACCACCGCCACCCCAGCCATTGCTGCCAGGATTATTTGCGCTGCCACCGTCTCCGCCTCGATTACCAACACTATTAGCACCACCTGCGCCGCCAGTACCAGGAAGAACACGGCCACCACCACCGCCGCCGTGATAACCTCCCCACGTTGGACGAGGATCTGCATCATTACCGCCACCGCCTCCGGCGCCGCCGCCACTAGGTACACCGCCTGCAGATGGTCCAAGATTACCGCTGCCGCCTGGCTGTCCAAGTGAGCCTCCGTTAGGCGAATACCCAGGTACAAGACCGTCATATCTGCCTGCTCGTGATCCATTTCCGCCGCCTGCGCCACCGCCTCCAGCGCCGCCGCCTCCGCCGCCACCGCCAGCAATGTAAGAACCTGCACTATTAGTAATAGTGACATTAGTTACACCTGGATTAACTTTAATAGCAGGTCCACCGTTGACACTTTGAACGGCTCCGCCGCCGTCGCCTCCACGCCCAATAATATTTCCATCATTAATAATAGTGCAAGGAATATCAATAGTCATTGCAGCAACATTTGTATTATCTGACCAAACCCACCAACCAGAAGAAATTACAAGTGTTCCTCCTGAACTAATATAATCACTTACTATTATTTCTTTAAGAGAATTAATTCCATTAACTACCAAAGGTGTAGCAGCATTATCTAATGTTACTTGATTTGCTGCGCCATAAAAGTCACTGAAACTAATCTCGCCAGATGTAGGAATGTTTATATTTGCAACAGATTCAGGAACACGAGCACCTGCTCGATAATGTGCATTTATTCTCCAAGTTCCGGATCCTTGGAATTCAGTTCTGATTTGTGATGCTGAAATAGATCCCGAACTCTGAAGTGCCATTACACTGTTCCAAACGCTGTGATATCACCTGTTACTGTTAAATTTCCACTAGCATCAATTTTCATTTTGTTAACACCACCGGTAGCGAAATAAAGTGTACCACCAGATTCTGTTATTGTCCAGCCGCCTAAATTAACAACAGTAGTTGATACTTTTGCATCTAATGCAGTTTGTAGTCCAGTAACATCAGAAATTGCAGTTGGATGATAACCATCGTGATAAACTCTATTAGTCGAATTTGCACTATTAGATAATAATATATCAATATTACCACTAGTATCGTCTGCCATTTTTAACCATTGCTTACCGCCTGTAGGAGCTTGCAAGCCTGCAGTGTCTTCAGGTTCAGTAATATAGAATGCTTCACCTTCGGAAACTAATGCAACATCTATGCCTGTATCTGATGTATCGTTTAAATGAATAGTAGGTGAGGCAGTATTAATAGTTAAATTTCCTGTTAATGTTCCGCCTGTTAAATTTAATTTTAAAGCATCTGCAGTTTGATATGCACTAGTAATTGCTGTTTCTCTAGTATCAGTATATGTATTTGCATCTGTTTCTGCCTGATCTGCATATGTTTGATATGCACTAGTAATTGCTGTCTCACGTGCATCTACATATTGTTTAGTTGCAGCATGTAAATTTGCAGTTGGGTCTCCGCTTAATGTAAGTAGACCAGTCATTGTATCACCTGCTTTACTTACTTTAGTTGCAATATTGTTTGTAACAGTTGTAGCAAAGCTAGCATCATCGCCTAATGCTGCAGCTAGTTCATTTAGTGTATCCAGTGCAGCCGGAGCAGAATCGACAACACTTGCTACTTCTGCATCAACGTACTGTTTAGTTGCAGCATGTAAATTTGCTGTCGGGTCTGAATGTAATGTAAGGAATCCGGTCATCGTGTCACCGCTTACACTTACTTTTGTGTTATCAATTGTAACTGTTCCCATTACTTGCCATTGACTATCTTCATACACATCAAAACTATTAGTTGTTGTGTTATAAATCATATCTCCATTTGTAGCAATAAATGCATCACGTTCTGTTTGTGTCATTGATGCTAATTTAAATGGTGTATCTGCAATAACTACTCTGTTTTGTGCATCTAATACAAGATTGCCGCCGGCTGTGATACTTGTATCACCAGCACCACTGATGGTTAAACTTTTAACATTTAAGTCTAATCCGCCATCTTGAAAATCTTCAATTAATGATAGTGTACCTTCTCTATCAGGAAGTATAACATTTCTGTCTGCTGTTACACTTGTTGCTTGTAGTTTAATTTCAAAATCGTCAGGTGCAGTGCCTTCAAAAATTAATTTAGTTCCTTGACTAATCCAAATATGATCCGTAGGATAAAGTGCAATATCTGTATCACTTTTTATTTCTAAGTCGGTGCCATTACCACCTGTTATACCGTTTGGAAATCTTGTTTCGTTTGCCATTTTGTTATCTCCGTATTATACATATTTATTCTATAATAGCCATAAAAAAACAGGCTCCGAAAAGCCTGTTTTATTTTTAAAATAGTAACTAACTATTATGCGAATGCAAGTTGGTTAGTTGTAACAGCAATTTTGCTTAGATAGTCAGCTGCATTACCAAGTGATGATGCTTGGTTTGATAGCTCAACGTAGCCATAACGTGTCATAAATGATACTGTTGGCTCGAATGTTGCTGGATCTAGCACTGTGCCTGATGACATTAGTGGGATATATGGGCAATAGAACGCTGCTGCGTCTGTTTCTGTTGAACCTTTGTATCCTACTAGGATTGTGTCGTCTGCTGCGTACTGGTTTACATATACACGCATTGTGCCGTTTAATGTACCAACGAATTTTGTGTTTGTTGGTGCTTCAAATGGACCTTCTGTTGTACGTGCAAACGCTGATGTTGTCGCTGATTGTAGTACTGTTAGCATTGTTGGTGAAACAATTGCCCAGTTACCTGCGCCACGACGTGTACGTGCTGCAATTAGGTTTGCGTTTTTGTTGATTAGAACTGCAAGTGCTGCATGTTCGTCACCTACGTATGTCGCTGTACCTGATACTGCTGATTGATCATATGTGTCAGCTGCAGTACCTGCTAGTGAACTTAGAGAAGCAATGATCTCTTGGTCGATTTCAGCAGTAATTTCTTGTGCAAGTGCTTGCATGATTTCTGCTTCAACGTCTAGACCGTGCATTGACTGTGCGTCTTGCGCTGCTTCAAATGTCCAACGTGCTGATAGCTTACGTGTTTTAGCTTCAACAGTTTGCTTGAGTACTTGAATACTCATTTTGCGTCCTGCTTCACCTTCTAGTGATGCAGTTGCATCTGCTGTTGCTGATGATGCGTTACCTGAGTAACCTGTTGCGATTGCGAATGGGCTTAGTGCTTCATCGCCTGCTGTCGCTGTGCCTGCTGTTTCTGCATAACGTACACGTAGTGTGTGAATCTGACCTACTGGTCCTGTCATTGGCTGAACACCAACGATTTCGTTTGCAATAACTGTTGGCATAACACGACGAATCACTGGAAGAATAACTTTGTTAAGTGTTGCAATGTTACCTGATTGAGTTGCACCAGCTGTAGCAGATTCTGCTAAGTAACGCTTAGTGTTCTCAAGTGTTGATTCCATCACTTGCTTTTTTGTTCCAGTTAGACCGTCGGTTAGTGCTTCTTTGGTTGCATTCCAATTTTCAAATAATGCGTCCATAATCGGTCTCCTTAACTTATACCGGCTAATTTGCGAAGGTTAACAATGTTGTCATCAACATTTGCTTCTGCTGTTTTTCCCCCAGTGACTTCTTTAGTAGATTCACTAAGTACCTTCTTTTCTTTTAATGGTTTAGCATCTTCCTTCAATACTGATGGTAGATACTTATTGAATGCATTCTGCAAGTCTGCTGTTTTAGTAGACTCTAGTAGTGCACCCATTATTTCTTTTTGTTGCTTTGAAAGTGGTGCCATCATTTCGTTGAGGGCAGTTTTACGTTCTGCTTTATCTGCTTCAATACGTGCTTTACGTGCTGATTCAGTTAGCTGAACTTCTTTCTCTGCAACGGCTTTGTTTGCTTCATCAAGTTGTGCTTTTAGCTTGTCCATTGATTTGTTTAGTTTTGCAACTTCTGTACCTTCATTAAGGTAGCTGCTCATAAACTCTGCTGCAAATGTTTCAAAAATCTTACGTCCAAATGTATTTTCTTTAGCAACTTGGATGTCTTCTTTTAGTGTTGTAAGTTCTTTCTTAATAGTATTTTCAAGAATTCCTTCAACTTTAGTTGCAGCACTTTCAATAAACTTACGTTTTGTACTCTCGATAGCTTCTTTGCCTTCTTTAATCAATTTGACTTTTGCTTCAACTAGTGAGCGTTTGTCTTCATGAAACTCGTTGAGCTCTTTTGTAAGTTGTTCAAGTACAAAGCCCTCTAATTGAGCCATGTTCTTGTCTTGTGCCTCACGGTCTTCGCGAAGTTCATTAATTTCTTTGCGAAGTGTTTCCATCACAAACTCGTCAAGTACATTTGCATGTTCTGACATATGCTTGCGATAAGCAACACGATCTTCTGCTACTTTAGCTTTGTCTGCTTGGAACTCTTCAAGTTCTTTTGCAATAACTTCGCCAATCATTGTGTCCATTGCTTCTACGATCTGCGCTTTGTCATTTTCATAACGTTCCGCAAATTCTTCACGTAGTTCTGCTGCAACTTCTTCACGTAGTTCAGTTTGCTTGGTTTCCCACGCTTCACTGATTGAAGATCTAACCTCTTCGGAGAGCGCACCTGAGCTTAATAGTTCATCTATTGAGTGAGCCATATTAATCTCTCCTATACTTCAGGTTGTTTATAAATTGTGTCACCTCTTCCTGGAGATAACGTTGTGCTCTGTCGTCGTGCTTAACAGCTGAAGCAACATCCATCAGTACATTACCCCTTCTATGATTCATAATTCTTTCATAGATTGGATCGGGATAAGCATCTGGAGCACTTGGATTGGCAACAATGTCTACGGTAATGATTTCAAAATCTTTAACATGACCGCTTTCATTTACGTTGCCACTGCCTCTGCTTGACACGCCTAGTTTGACACCGCTTTCCAATAGGGTTTTACAAATGTTTCCCATTGGAGTCGGAAGTATTTTCAGTTTGCCAATACCGTTGTTACCATCAATATCCATCTCTGTAATCATGTGTGACACACGATCAAGATTAATATTAAGGTCGTCTGGGTGATCAGCTTCACCTAAAACACTAAATCCTTTTTTAATTTTTTCATTGATTGCTTTAACTGCAGTATGAATTTCTTTAGCAGGATAAATTCTATTGTTTTGGTTACGTACATCACCTTCGATAAAGATACCTTTCATATATAGGCTTTTGCCACCGTCAGATTCTTCAATCGCTTCGGTGACAATATTAGCCTGATTATATGTTAAGTGCTCTTGTAAAGACTTATACATAACTTACTTCATTTCTCTTTTTGGTTTTGGTGCTGGCTTTGGGTCGCCTGCATCTTCTGGTCCTGTTACACCCATGTCTTTAGCTGCTGGTGCTTTTGGACTTTTTTCTTCTGAGCCTGCCATGTCAACTGCTTTACCACCCATGTCATTTTTACCTGCAACTGGTGATGCGCCGCTGTCTGTATTGTCTGGCATGCTTACGTTAACTTTTGATAGCTCTACGCCTTCTTCTAGACCGTCGAACTCTTCTTCTAGTTCTTCATCGTCTGAATCGTCGTCTGCTGCTTCGAACGCAATTTCTTCTTCCATTTCTGGTTCTTCTTCTGCTGGTTCGTCGCCCATCATGTCTGCAAATGCTGCACGTAGTTCTGCGATTGCATCTTCAACGTTTGCCATTGCTTCTTCTGCTTCTGGTGCTTCTTCTTCGCCTTCGTCGTCCATGTCCATTGCCATGTCCATTTCAGCGTCATCTGCATCCATGTCTTCTTCGTCTTCGTCTTCGCCGAAAACTTCTTCTGCGTCGATTTCATCTTCAGCTGACTCGATGTCATCTAAAAAATCTTCTTCTGCATCATATGAATCAATTGCTTCTTCAACTTCTTCTTCTGATACATTGTATGTTTCGTCTAAGTCTTCTTCTTGAATATCTTCTTCTACTGACTCATCACTTTCTGAAAGTGCTGACCAGTGATTTTTTGCTTTTTCAACAAAAATGTCGTGTAGAAGATCAGATGCCTTCTCACGCTCTTCATTTACAAGATACTCAAGGACTTTAACTAGTGAATCCTTGTGATTGCTCATTATATATCTCCTTAAAATATTTTCAGGCTTACCATGACTGGTTTACAGTTATTATTTAGTAACCAAGACGTTTTACCAGGTAAAAAGGGTGTAAAAACGGTACTTTTTGACTAATTGTCAAAGATAAGTATATATTACACTGAATTATTCGGTAGGTGCACGGTAGATTTGCTGTACTTTTTCTAGTCTACTAGCATGTTCTACTTTATGAATCTCACGTTGTTTACGTAATCTATTAAGATGTTTCAGTGTTAATCTGCTACGTCTAACATCGTTAATATCACGATTGCTGTATTCATCGTCTTGTGCTTCGTAGTATTCTCTTAAAAATTCTCCACTACGCATTATACTTCTCCCCCAGGCGCTGCAGGTGTTGTTGCATTCTCTGAACCTGTAATTGGCGAGTCGCCGCTTTCAGTATCGCCTGCTTCTAAATCTCCCATGTCAGGAACACCTTCTCCGTTGTCTACATCAAATCCTCTAACACCAACACTACCCAGTCCTGGCATTCCGTCGGCATCGGGTGATGTTCCTGATTTATTTTCTTCTAACCATAGACGTTCATTTTCTAAAATCTCATCTTCAGTTAACCCTAAGTACTTGCTTAAAATAAAGCGTCTACTTAGATACGGTGATCCTTCTAAGCCGCCAAATACATTAGCACGGGCAGCATGTATTTCGATTTCTTTATACTGACTAAAGCTCTGTGGCTCTACAAATTGTATATTGAAAATACTAGTATCAATTGTAATTCCTCTGTTCTTTAAGAACAGTTTAAACTCTTTGTCAAATGTTGGCGCAATAATTTTTTGCAGTCTTTGACAGTACTGATTGAATCTATATTCTTGAATAAACGCTGTGCCTACACGACCGTCTACATGTGTTGCTGTTCCATCTTCCGGTCCGGTTGGTAAGTAGCTGCTTGGAACACGCAGTGCTCTTAGCATTTTATTTGTAAAGTAACGCAAGTCATCAATCTGTCCCAAGTTCTCGCCACCTGGTAGTACTTCAACTTTTGAACCTCTACCTTCTGCAGTTTGTGCAAAAAAGTAGTCTTCCATAATACTCAACGGGTTATATGCAGCATCCATAATAGTTGTGCCGCCGCCGGTTTTACTTGGAATACGCTTTTGATGAATTTCGTTTTTAACACGCTCAACAAAGCCCATTGCTTTGTTTGCTGGCATGTTACCTACGTCTACATAAAATACTCTACGTTCTGGTGCACGTTGCACACGGTAGATAATGATACTATCTTCTAACAGTTCTTTTTGTTTGTAAGTTTTAAAGATTGGATCAAGTATACTTGCACCAAACGGATAGTCACTGTCCATACCTTCTGTAAGTGCTGCATGGATAACATGTGTTGCATCTACGTTGTATTCTTGAATGTTTCCTACACCACTGTTAGCGTAGTTGCCTGAGCCTGCACCATAACCGTTACGGTCAATAGTGTTACCACGCATCATACTATTAACAGTACTGTAAGTATTAGCATGTTGTACAGGCTCACTTACAGTTTTTGTTTTCATGTTTAAGTCTAAGTTTTTAACTATGTATTGCTCTGGCTCTTTGCCTTCCGCTTCATTGATAATAACTTTAGTAACGTCAACAGGGTTAACATAATATAACTCCCATGTTTCTGGATCACGAATGAAAAACTGATCGCCATACTTTACAGCATTGCGGAATGTTTTAAATAATCGTCTGTCCCAGTCTTGCAAGTTACACCACTGACGAAGTGATTGCTCTAAAATTTTAGCTTCACTTTCAGTAGTATCACCTACATAATCAATTGCAAACGGTAAATTGTTTGTTTCGTCTAATTGTGTGCTAAACTCAGCAATAATATCAAGGGCAGCATTGATTTCACTGTCCATGTCCATCTGGTCATACTGTGCATATCTTTCAACACGGTTAGGTTGACCGCTGTATACTTCAGGTAACCAGCTTTGGAAACGGCTAGCACTGCTAGGTTTCATCTCAGAATTTTGTCCCTGATATACAGTAAAATGTTTTTTCCAACTCATAAGAATACTCTTTTTTCTATTATACTATATTTATCGAAGTTGTCAAGTGTTTTAATCAGTGCTTGGATTCAACGATGGCAGAATTGTGTTGAGCCTTGCGATAGCAGTAGCTAGTGCCTGATTTATGCTAGCCCCGTTATCGATAGAGTTTTTAATGTCAGTAGACATATTTGCCCATGTCTCTAAAAAACCATCAAACATGCCTGCCAATGGATTAGTTTGAATCGGATCACCATTTTCATCGTATCCAGTTATTTCATTTTCTCCAAACATGTTTTTTATTACTTCTTGTAGTTCGGGCCCAAGTTCATCTCCTTCCAAGCCTAATGCAAGTAGTCTTAATTGTGCTGCTCCAGGAAGTCCAAGTGCTCCGAGTATGCTTGCCATGAATGCAACATTTTCACCTTGGGCTGCACTTTGATTTTCTCTTAATAATCCTAACAGACCTTGTGCACCAGATAACATCGTAGTTGTTTCTGTCATAAAGCTAACTGCATCCCTAAAGCCATCCGATGACGGCAAGTCTGCAAGAGCTCTAACAAATTTTGGAAATTCGTTACCAGTAATGTCCATGTCAAACGCTTCTGTAATTTCTTCCATTAGTGTAGTTCTCAGTGTTGCTGCAAATTTTCCCATTTCTGCCGCTGTACCAGACAGTGCTAACTGTCCGGCTTCTGCTGCTTCTGTCATTTTAAGTGCAGTTTCATTTAATTTTTCAACACTTCCAGCAAGTGTATCTGATCCGCTGCTAACAGATTCTAATCTAGCTTGTAGTAAAGCTGTTGCACCGTTGATACCAGCTCTACTTGCTCGTATTACACTTTCCGAAGGAGTCAATTCTTTAAATTGATTTGCTAGTTGATCTGCAGTCCCTTTTAGAGTCTGTGGATCAGCACCAGCTAAAATCATTTGTTGCATTTGTTCTAATGCCCCACGAAGATCAATTCCTTCAGCCTGAGCGAATGCAGCAAATTCAGAAAATCCTTCATTCATTGAATCCATCGGTAGTCCGGCTAGTAAGTTACTCATTGCTGTATCTAACATTGGTCCTGCACTACCACCAAGTTGTGTTAATCCTTCGATAGCACTGTTAGCTGCTACCCGTTGTTTTTCATTTAGTCTGGCTAGCATTGCGGCATTAGTTGCATCTTGTCTAAAGTTTTGACTTGCTTTGATTCTGTCTTGTATATCTTGTCCAGTTAAACTAGCCATTTGCTCATTTAACAATAGCTGATTTTTAATACTTGCAACCATATCAGCTTGTGCAGTAGCAGATGACATATCTGTTTGTAACATACCACGTCTAATTTCTGCTTCGTCTGCAAGTAGCCTTGCCATTTCTTTACTGTTCAGTCCAAAGTAACCGAATTCTTTAATACCGTTTCTTAGTTGAGATGTTAATGATAAAAAGTTTTTAGCACCGGTTGTTGTATTATCACCTAATGCTCTGATTGCAATACCTGTTTGTCCTGTAATTTCACCAAACTGTTCTAAACTTAATCCAATCTCAGATGACTTAGTTTTAAATTCTTCTAAATCTTCTGCATAACCTGTGCCAACTCTGCGCAAGTTAGACATAGAATTACCAAACTCTTCAAAAATACCAAACAAAGTTCCTAACTGTGCACCCATTGCACCCAAACCAAGAGATCCTAGCATCTCTTCTGCCATAGTAGAACCTTTTTCGTCTCCAGCACTACTAGTAAGTCTATTAAAAACTCCGCCTGTAGAAGAAACAACTCGGCCACCTGCAGTTGCTACACCGCCAAATGCTCCACGCATTTTGCCAAACATACTGCCTAATCTGCTGTCAGATTTTCTACCTTCGTCTTGGATTGCTCTTATAAGTTTATCAGTGTTTTTATTTTCTGTTTGTATTTCTTTTTGTACATCTGCACCTAGTCGTTGTGCAATAGACGACAATAATGCAGACTGTTTAGCAGATTCTGTATACAAATCTCTAAGAGTTGCTTCAGACGCAAGATCCGAAACATCTACTGTAACACTTTGTCCACCGAATGGTATTGTGACTGTTGCCATTAACTACTCACTTAATTCTGATAAATAAACTTATAAGTTATACTACTATTTATAGGATAAATCATGAGCGATCCGCTATCACACTTTTACAGAAACAAAGAAATCTTTGTAAAACTGCCCAGTAAAGGGCATTGGTACAAACAAAAACCCAATTTGACCGACGATTTTGAAATTGGAATATATCCAATGAGTGTAAAAGACGAAGTTTTATTTAAAATTCCTGACACATTATATAACGGAGATGCAATTTTTGAAGTTATAAAAAGTATTGCTCCAGACATTATCGACCCATATGAAATTTGTCTAGTAGACGTTGATGTACTGTTAATTGCTAGTCGAATTAATCAAAATGATGGAGAAATGAACGTAATTGCCGGATGTCCGCACTGCAAAAAGACAAACGAATATGGTGTTGATTTAGAAAGTATACTATCACAAGTAAAGCATATACCAACACAACCAGTAGAGTTAGAATTACAAAACGGATTACGTATTACATTTAAACCAAACACACTTGCTAGTGTTAATGCTAGTCATATTATGAATACAGAAAGTGTAAGAATTGCAGCGCAAATTACAGATGATACAGATCCTGCATATGCAAAAGAATTATTCAGATCTAGTTTAGAAAAAACAACAGGAGCAACTATTGTTGTACTAGCAGATGCAATCGAAAATATCACCACGCCTGACGGTACAGTAGTTGATAACATGGAAAGCATAACAAATTGGCTTTCAAATACAGATTCAGCAACAATAGAAATTATAAAGAAACACAGTTCTGTTCTTAACAATGCAGGAATGCAAAAAGAATTTACATTTGTATGCAGTAACGAAGACTGCGGAGAATCGTTCGAAGCACCTTTGGAATATAACCCAGCTTTTTTTTTCACCAGCAACTTAGACAAGCACGAGACATAAAAACTGTAATCAATACAGTTAAAGATAATGCTAAAAAATTTAGAAAAACAATTTTTGATTTAGTGCTTTATAGTGAAGGTAATTTTACAATGAATGATGTTTGGGGAATGCCTATGTATTATTTCAATGAAATTGTTGAAGCAATGTCATCTAAAGCAGAAAGACAAAAGCAAGCATTATCTAAAAAGTCTAATACTCAAACATTTTAATTCGAAGAGCTAAAGCTCATCGTCAAACTCATTTGCATTCGTTTGAACTTTCTTCTTCTTATGATTTAGTTATTACCTTGGATTCAGTCGCACTTAGCCTTGTTACGGCTAAGCACAAAAAAATAACCAGAGCATTACCCCGGAAACAGACGCACCGTTATAGCGAAACCTTTTCAGGCAGAGGCGGTTGTGCGGTACCCCTTTACACGCTGCTTTCAACGCAAGCTACTAAGTTGCAATAACGGCTACTAACTTAGCATTACTCCCAGGTTACAATGGCGCAGTAGAGCCTGGTCTTTTGGTTTGTGTCCCCCAGCAAGTTCTGTTGGCAAGTACAGAGTACTGCCTCCTCAATGCTTTTAACAGAGGGGGTATGTTATTTTTTAAGAGATTCAGTAAGAGCCTTAGATCCGCCTACACGGACATTTATTATGCCATTATAATATTCGTCAGTAAGTAATACTTCTCTGTCGAATTGTTCTTTAGCCTCGAGGTACGATAGTTGTCCTCTAGTTGTACAAAAATATAAAATTTCTCTTGTAAAGTTTTCTGTGCCTAATTTGTCAACATCTGCTTGCAAATTATCTGAAGATCCCCAATAGTCTCTCCAGTCACTTTCTACAAGTGTTCTACGTTTTCTTTTTTTGCCTTTTAGTGGTGGCCTAGTTTTTTTAAACTGTGATAGTTTTTTGCCTATATACTTTTTGCCATTAGTCAGATTTGTAATGAGGTATACAAAGCCGATAAATTCTTGTGGTATTTCCTCTACGGGTTTACCTTGGTATGTCCATTGCATACGTTATATATATCTTTGGTCCTCATAAATCTACTGATTATGGTATTGTTTTTTCAAAATTTCAAAAGTCTGTTTCCAACCGTTGTCAATTTGGTGATATACATCACTGCGTTTTGCAATATCCCAATCGTTACCGCCCGGAAAACATTTGTCGCCAAAAAATACTACGTTGCCTTTAATGTGATTTAATGCTTGGCCTTTGTTGTGTCCTGCTTTAAAAATGTCTATACTAGTTTCGCCTGCTACTAGTGCCTCTGCTTCATTGCCAAAAAGTTTGTTAAATTCTTCTGATACAGTATTACGAGCCTTGTGTTCTTTTTCCCATTGTACATATCTTTGTCGTTGTTCAAAATTTGCATTTCTGCCACATATACTAAAATTTGCTGTGCCTGTACGTTGTTCTATATGATTGCCTGTTTTTTCTGGATAGTCTATTTTACTTAAAGCGTCCTCTAAGAAATAGTATTGTTCTGATGTAAGTTGCCAATTATTACGTTCGTATTCTTCTGTGCCTTTATATACATGATTGCCGCTACAGTGAAAAACTAAGTCAAAACTATTTGTTAACTTTTCACCAATTTGTTCAATTGTTTTTGGTCTATCTGATCCTGTACAAATGTAACATACATTATTACGAAGAAAATCATACATAAATTCTTCAAATACAGGATCAATAGTTTCTCGGGCATTAGTTAGTGTGCCATCTACATCAAAAACAAAACTAGTCATCATCTATACCTATTACCCTATTGTTATACATTTTTGCCCATATGTCAACTGGAATTTCTCCACTATTTCTGAGAGCAGTTCTTTTTTTGTCTCTAGATGTTTCAAACACCCAATCATCTGATATTGTAGTATTAGCAGTAATACTGCTTATGTTGACTGTACTAGTTGTGTAATCGTTTATATCTATTGTGTAAGTATCGTCCATTGATGTACCGGTTGATAAAATAATATCATCAAATGCATCTGGATCAAAATCATCAGGTTCCATATATTTCATACCAAATTTTTAAAGGAATAGATCCATTTATTAAAATATGTATTGGGTGATCAACTGCAGGTCTACTTTTAATAGTTTTACCGCCATCTGGACTTTCGTATATCATTGGTCCAGTTATCTTACTACATAGCCAATTGATGTCTACATTTTCCATTAAACAGCCTCTACTATTTCTGTATCAGTATTAAACGTAGTAAAGCCATTTTCTTTTGTGACTTGTAAGATTGTGTTAACACGACCTTGTAGTTCATCTCTGTGAGAGATTAAGAATATGTTTTTGTTACGCTCACGTTCCATTTTCTTTAGAACACCAAGTGCACTATCAACTCCGTTTGTATCCATGCCACTGTCTACTAGTTCGTCGATTGCTAAGAAGTTAATGGGTGTATTCATAGTTTCAAATACATCTCTAAACGACCAACTTAGTCCTAGTATAAGTCTATTGCGTTCGCCTCGTGACAAGTTATCGAAGTCTAGTTCTCTACCAAGCTCTGTAATTTCTACAGTTAAGTCTGGTTGAAATGCTACGTCATGTGGTAATCCTAGTTTAGTTAGATAGTAAGCAAGTCTACTATTCAAGTACTGTAAGTTTTGCTCAATAATACGTTTACGTATAAAAGAGTCTTTGTTTGTTAACAGTTTGTACAGGAAGTCTTGGTGCTCTTTTACACGCACTAGTTCGTTCATCTTTTCCCAACTAACTTCTTGTATTGCGGTTTCCTTTAAACTGTCAATTTGCTCTTGATACGTATCTGTTTCTTGTTCTTTGTTTGTATATTCTGTACGCAAACTGTCAAGTTGACTTTGATGTTGATACGCTTCTTTTTCTGTATTGTAAAGTGTAACAGGTTCCATACCTATTTCGCCTAACTGTTCAAGTGCACTTTTGTATTCTAATTTTAGTGTAAAATCATTGTTAATATGATCTTGTGATTCTTCAACTGCTAACTGCTTTGCTTTAAGTATTTCACCATGTTTTTTATCATGGATAGTTTGTCCGCAAGCATAACATTCGTGTTGCTCGGTTGCTAGTAAATCTTGTTTAGCTTTATCTAATCGCTTTTGTTCACGACTGATACTATTAGTTAATTTCGTAATCTCAGATTCAAGTGTGTTTACTTGTGTTTTCTTTTCGAGGTAATCAGCTAAAAGTTTATGATTTTCTAATTCTTTCTCGATATCAATTTTCTCTAATACATCAATTGCATTTGCTAGTTCTTGCAGTGTTTCTTGTTTTTTGCTTTGCCATAGACTTTGTCTACGTTCAAGGTCACTGATACTTTTCGCAATTGTGGCATTTGAATCTTCAACTGCTTTAATACGATACTCTTCTTCTTTAATTGCATCTTTGTTAAGCCTTTGTTGCTCTTTTAGGGCTTCTGCTTTTTCACTGAGCATTGTTATGCCTAATAGCTGCTCAATAATAGCACGTTGGTCGTTCGCCCGCATACTTAAAAATGGCTCTGTGTATGTGTTTAGTGCTACAATGTGTTTGAACATATCGTGGCTCATACCAAATAGCTTTTCAACTACTTGTTGTGTTTCTCTGTTTTCACCTTGAGCTTCATTATTTTCATCAACATCGTTATCGTTAATATAAAACTTAAAAATGTTTGGTTTACGTCCACGTTCAATTCTATAACGGACGTTATCCTTTTCGAAGTCAAGAGTAACTAACATACTCTTACCGTTCGTTTTATTTATTAAGTTATCTTTACGTATGTTAGTTAGCGCATTTCCGTACATTGCATACGATAATGCATTAATAATTGTGGTTTTTCCTGTGCCGTTACGAGAACCATCACCTCCTAAGTCAACATTATTACCCAGCACTAGTGTCAAACCATTATCATTGAAACGTACAGCTTGTGTAACGTTACCGACACTCATAAAGTTTTTAATTGTGATATCTTTAATTGTAATCATAAGTTATTATATATGTCCACTAATAGTCGCTTATCAATCATTTCGCTGTCAACAGCATTAAGGCTATTATACACTATCTGGTCAACATTTTCAACTTCTAAATCATCTACTTGTCGCCAATCTTGTGTGTGTTCTTCTTTTTTGCTTGGCATTAGTGTAATGTCACGCAAATTATATTGTTGTGCAAATGTTTCTTTGATAAAACTTGCTTCTTCATACGTAATGTTTACATCAAGTACAGCACGACAATATGTTTTGTTGTTTAGTATTCTATCGGCATCGTCGATAAGTGCACTGAGAGGAGTAGTTCTGTAACGTGGACCGTCAAAGTCTATATACTCTGGCTTACCTCCCCATGATAGTTTCATCATTCCTCTGTCATCATCCCAAGCGTCAGCATAATTATGCGGAAAAGGAGACCCTAAGTAATGAATATTACCTTTATGCTGACGCTTGTGGAAGTGACCGCTGAACACGTATTCTGGTCCAGTAAGGTGTTCTACATTTAGCCCACCGTGATCTGGCATTTCAACCATTGCATTCATCTTAAAGTGTGGTAACTCAAAGTGTCCAAACATATATCTACATTTGGTTTTGTGTATTTGTTTCCACTCATCGCCTACTAGCCACGGAACAAGTGCTACATCATCTTGCACAAGAGTGTTTTCTACTAATTCAACGTTGCTAAACAATCCAGCGTAAGGTAAACTGTTTAAGTCTCGCTTTTCTCGATAGTACAAATCATGGTTGCCCATAATCATATACACACGTTCAAAGTTTTCACTTAATTTTTGTACGTTGTCTACGCTGTAATTAAGAGTGCTTACATTAACACCAGCACGATGATGGTGCCAATCACCTAAAAATATACAAGTTTCACAGTCTTCGCTTTGTTGAATAAACCAATCAACAAATTCTGCACAGTCATCATTGTGTTGACGACTGTTGTTTTTGTTACCAAAGTGAATATCTGTAAAACAGGCTGCTCGATTAAAAAATGTCATACCTATAGAATACTACTGTTAGGGTTATATGTCAACTAGAAATTAGTTCCGGTTGCTTCTTTACGTTCTTTTTCCATTTGTTCATCCCACTTAGCACGTTCTGCTGCTTCATGGTCAAGTTGTCTACTGAAACTAGGCATTTGTCCTGCTTCTTGTAGTAAATCGTCACGTATGTTTTGATTACGTTTTTCTAAGTTTAGTATTCTTGTGAAACTATTTGTTACTGCGGCTGTGTAATAAGCAAACGGATTTTGTGATTTAAGCTCGTTAAACTGCAATCCAATTTGTGATAACTGTAAAAGGGCATGACTACGCATTTCATCTACATAAGTGTAGCCACGCCAGTTACTGCGCATACTATAACGTTCACATAGTTTGATAAACATCTTTGCTAGTTCATTGGAAATTTTTCCATGCTGTGTATTAAATTTACCGTTGTCTAATCCACCTTCCCAATGACTGCGAACTACTTCTTTTGTTTCGCCGTTTACTTTAGCAAAGTGTTTGAATGGAGGAAAGTTACATTTACTGTGATGATCTGCAACAGTTTTAGGTTTACTCTTGCGTCCTGGTTCCTCTGGTATATGTTCAAATGTCATAACTCTAAAAATTAAACTATCTGGATCAATTTCTTCAGGATCAACTCTGCTGTCAGCTTGCTTAGGCTTATCCTTTGCTTTACGTGGACCGTCGTACCATTCTTTGTAAGCACGTTCGTATCCTTCGCCGCTTAGTTGATGAGCACGATTTTCACGTGCTTGTTGAATTACATCGTCTTTAAAAATGTCGTCGTATTCTTCTACAATAATATCAAATCTGTTGTAATCGTTGTCTAGTGAATAGCAAAAAGACATTTTACTTTTGTGTATTTCTTTTAACATATCCTTATTGTTTAGATAATTTTGTTTCCTCATTATAATTTCCTTGAATATTAGTTTAATATAACAATTATATTGATAAATGTCAACCTAAAATTAAATTAGCACTTTATAAGGCAATAAATAGTAACATAGGAGATTACTATGAGATATTCGCAACTTGTTGAAGCAGAAGCAAAAGATATTGCTGTATTTTACGGCGGTAGATTTCAGCCTATGCATAGTGGACATTTTCAAGTATATATGGACCTTGTTCGTAAGTTTGGTTCCGATAACGTATTTATCGCTACTACAGTTAGTAAAACTGCAACGCCCGACAAAGACCCATTTACATTTGATGAAAAGAAAATGATTGCAAACAAAATGTTTAATATACCAGCTGACAAAGTTTTAAACACACAGCCTTACAAACCAGATGTAAGTTTAACAGGAAAAGATCCTTCTAACACTGCTATCTTACTTGTGTTTAGTGAAAAAGATGCTGGACGTTTAAAAACCGGTGGCTATCTCAGAATGTACAAAGACGGTGAAACGCTAACAACAGGTGATGAAGCAGGATACATTTACACTGTTCCTGTTAAAGATGATGGACGCAGTGCAACTACATTCCGTAATGCTATGCGTATGGATTTAGAAGCAGCAGAAAAGCAACGTGTGTTTAAAGATTTCTTTGGTGCATTCAATCCAGAAGTATTTGAATTTGTATTGGATAAGTTAAATGGCGATCAGTGATAACAGAGCTAGATTAGAAACAGGCAGACCTGATTTATACTGTCAAGGACCTGCAGTATCATTGACAACTAATAGAGGAATATTATTTCCTAATCAGCCTGATATTTCATACCAACAAAGTGTAAACTATAATACATACGACTTAGTTCATACAAATTATTCGTATCATAGTTATAGAAACACACCTAGTGCTCAAATTCAAGTTACTGCACAGTTTGCACAAACTACCCGAGAAGAACTAGCATATGTGTTAGGAGTGATACATTTTTTACGTAGTGTTACTAAAATGTACTATGGTACTAAAGATATAAAAGCTAATCCTAGTGCTGGCACTCCCCCGCCTGTGTTAAGATTTAGTGCATTCGGTAGTCAGCAATTTAATAGAATTCCTGTAATAGTAGGAAACTTTGCAACAACATATGACAGTGGTGTTGATCTAGTAGAAATAAATGGTCAAAGTGTTCCAGTATTACAGACTATTTCAATAGACTTGATGCAGCAACAAAATCCTGACAGGCAAAAGCAAGTGTTTAGTAAACATGGATTTTTAAATGGTAGCTTGTACGGTGAAGGATTTATCTAATGAAAATAAATTATAAAGATAACAGTAACTATTCTAAAACTAGTTTAAATCGTAAATATTTAGAAATATATAATCCTAAATTAACAATCGACTCATTGAGTCCTGAAACGAGAACTATGAAAGTTGAACCAAAGTATGACAGACGTCCTGATTTGTTAGCATATGATTTGTTTGGTAATGCAAACTTATGGTGGGTTATTGCACATTATAATAGAGAAGAACTTAAAGATCCATTAAACGATTTTGTAGCAGGATTAGAAATCGTTGTTCCTGTATCTTTCCGTAATACCGGGAGTCGTTAATGGCTGAAGATATAATCGACTACATTATTAGAAAAGAAGGATTTAGTGCAGATCCGTATTGGGACGTCCAACAATGGAGTATAGGTCATGGTTCTTATGCAGGTAGTACAGACCCTAACAATAAACCTAATATGCAAGTCACACGAGATCAAGCATATGATTTATTTAAACAACAACTTTCTGTATATCGGGAAAGAGTAGACAAGTACGACAGTAGATATAACTGGACGCCGCAAGAACGAGACGCACTTACTAGTTTTGCATATAACATAGGCAGTATTGATCAGTTAACAGCAAACGGTACTAGATCAAAATCACAAATTGCTCAAAAAATGTTGGAATACAACAAAGCAGGCGGTGAATTTTCACAAGGTTTATTTAACAGACGTAAAGAAGAACAAGCAATATTCTTAAATGGTGGTCTTGCTGCAAGTTCTGAAGAAGCTGAAACATCTGACTTAGACGCATTCGGCGGCGCAGGTGAAGACGTAACAGATGAAACAAAAGCAGGTAAAGAACCTGGCAGAAGTAGACGTCCGGCAGGTACAAGTCATTATATATCTAATCCTCTTAATCAGTATGATACATTTTCATATCAATGGACTATATACATGGTACATCCGCTGAAAATGGAACAAGATCGCCTAGCAGAAATAGCTGACGGTGACGACTCTATTATCATAAGTCAAACTGGTGTAGACGATGAAGTTAGTTTACAATCAGTTATACAAGATTTAGTATTAAGTTTTGAACAAGAAAATAGAAATGCAGCGGCTAACACCTTTGCAGTTACATTTGTAGAACCTGGCGGTTTTACATTATTCAATAGAATTGTTGAAGCTGCACAAAGATTAGGTATAGAAAATCACTTACTTGCTTGTTATATTATGAAGTTGGAATTCAAAGGCTGGGTAGGTGACAGAGCTGTAAGCGGTCCAGGACCGTTCTATTATTCAACTACTTGTACCGGAATAACTTTTGATTTTAAAGACGGAGTAAGTACATATTACGGAAATTTTATTGAAACAAAAACCGAAGCATTTAACAGATTAGAGTTACATATAAAAGAAGAACTTCATATTAATAATGTTACAACATTTGGAGATTTTTTAAAAGAACTTGAAACAAGACACAACGAACAATTAGAAGAACAATTAGCAAGAAATAAAGGACAAGTTGAACGTGATAGATATTTCTTTAAGACAACCGAAGAATGGGCTAATTGGAAGTTTGACCAAGTTAATACTGAAGCACTATCGCAAACTCGTGGTATTAGTGTAACAGGAGACGGTACTTTAAAATTTACTTTGCCGCAAGGTACAGCACTAAATGCAGCGATTGCTACAGCGTTATTCCAAACTAGAGAATTTAAACAAATATTAACTGACAAAGGTCAGTTTATAAAAAATGACCCTGATGAAGGAGAAGCAGATCCTGTTAAGCTAGCTGAACTAACAAAATGGGTTTCGTTCAACACTGATATAAAATATTTTATGTATGACGCTGTTGCAAAACAGTATAAAAAAGAAATTACATACAGTGCCGATTCGATAATTGCGCCAACGCTAATTCATGATCCAGTTAGTTTCAAACGACTTCATATAAGTAAAGATCTTCAACAAGACAGGCTTGCTAACATATTTGAAAAAGGATTACTCAAAAAGAGATTTGATTATATGTTGACTGGTCTAAACACAGAAGTTTTAGATTTAGATATAAAATTAGATACAGCATACTATGCTATTCAAGCACTTAATAGTGGTGCACTTCGAAATACATCCGATGTATTCACTGGTAGTAGTTTCGAAGGACAACAAGAAACAAATGAAAAGAAAAATCAATCATCATTATTAGAAGGGCAAATATCAGCAGCTGAACTTCAACTTAAAAGAATTAATAAAGATATTGAAATACAAACTAATAATACTGATCCTAGAGATTTCGAAGGACAAAGACAACGAAAACGTATAACTGAATTACGCAATCAACAAGATGAAATAAGTGCTAAACTTAGACAACTTAAAATAGATTTAAAAGAAGCAGAAGAAGCATATGCCTCTGCACTAAAACAACAACGTGAAGGATATTCTGGCCGTTCTACTAGAATTCCTCCTATAGAAAACAAATATATTACACAAAGTGAATTGTTCTCAGGAAGTGGAAACTATAATGTATCAAATGAAAGAGAAGATTTACCGCAAAGATTTGAATACGCTCCGGTGAATTCACTTGCCAACGGCGGACCTGAAAAGAAAAACGACGACATTGGATCTAGTATGCTAGGTGCAATGGAGCTAAACTTAAATGCACTCGGCGATTTAATGCAACAGCAGATTTTCATAAGAGGAGATCCCTATTGGCTAGGTCAATCAAATGGTGCTGAGTACATGACCGGCGGAGTTTATTATTTCTTAAATTTAAACTTTCCAACATATCCTGACATGGATTCGGGATTAATGGGCAGTATAAGTAGTAGAGAAGCAACTGGTCAATTTACAATTACAGGATTGTACGTAGTACTACAAGTACAAGCAAGATATGACGGCGGCGAATTTACAATGCTTCTAAGGTCTTACAGAGATACGAATACAAACAATCAACTAACGTACGAAGAATTAATGAGAGGTTACGTGAGATAAAATGGCAAATGCAAATAAATTTACAGGATCGAATCGTAGTTCAATTGGTATTCCAGACTTTTATGATAGAGAAAATAGTCAAGGTATGCGAAAACTTAACGGCGTGTTTATTGCTAAAGTTGTCGATTTTGCAGACGAACGTTATCAACAACACATTTGGGTAGACATAGTTGGATCTGAGATTATAAGCAAAAAAGATACAATTGAAGAAAGACATAAGTTTCACAAAGTTAGACAAATGAGTCCATTTGGGGGTACTATTCAGGGCGATTTAGGAAGTAATAACTACGGTGCTACTTGGACTCCGCCTGCGCCGGGTACAGAAGTACTAGTTGCATTTACTGGTGCTGAACAAGAAGGTTTTTTATTAGGCGTACTTCCTGATATTAATCGAAATGCTATGCAAGGCGGATATCCTGCAAGTCCAGATACATTAGAAGGTGATGTACAAAGTGCATATGATCACCACGTTTCAAAAAAGCATGATGGCACCAGAAGAAAGCACCCAGTATCACAAGGCATTGCAATACAAGGACTTGGGTTAGATGCATACAGAGGACATTCTAGTAGTGGTGCTAGACGTGAATCGCCGAGCAGACTAAGCGGGTTTAACAGTCCAGGTGGACATAGTTTAGTATTAGATGATGGTACCGAATCATATAAAAAAGGTACAAACTTTGTACCGGATAAAAGTCGTAAAGATGGCGAAAATAACTTAATTAGATTGCGTAGCGGACGTGGTGCGCAAATACTTTTAAACGACAGTGCAGGTATTGTTTATATTATTAACCAAAACGGAACAGGCTGGGTTGAAATAGATCCAGATGGAAACATTGACGTATTCAGTGAAAGCAACATTAGTATGCATGCCAAGGAAAGTATAAACTTC